GTATATAAATTTACATTCTCCACAACTAAAGATAATTTATCACCTGTCATTGATTTGAGGTCTTCTTCTGTCAAGTGTATCTCTACACAAATTGATAAACCAGAAGGTAATGAAATTAGATTTGGTAGAAGATTCAAACTTCTATCTTTCTATCCAATTTATAAATTTACTGTAACAAATCTTCCTGTTGATTCTAACGGCGACCCAATTATTCCAACTGTTGACCAAAGTGTTACGGGTGATACATCAAACTGTAGAGCAGATATTGTCAAAGTTGTTGGGTCATTGGTTTATGCAAAAGTTAAGAATTCCAGTGTATTCTTGGCAGGTGAAACATTAACATTTGGTGTCCAAGATTTTACTAATGTCGCAGTAAATCCAAACGGTGTGACTAGAGTGATTAGTGACTTTACTCCTGATACACAGGTTGAAGCATATCAAGAAAATCTAACAGATAGATTTGGTAACAAAATTTATGGCACCATCATTTCTTGGGATGAAAAAACAGAAACTCTTACTGTCCTTGAAGAAAAAGCACCAATAGATGGAGATTACACATCAGCTGCTACTGGAAACTTTGCAAGAAACTCTTCCGACCAAGGAGTCAATCAAGTAAGTGATATTATTAGAGTTGGTGATAATTTATGGCATCAAAATATTTCTCCAGAAGACCAAACAGACTTAAATGAGTCTGTCCCAGGATTTGTTGAAGTTTCTGCAATTGAATATAGCTCTGGTGTATTGTTTACCTCGGATGATACTTCCAAGAATAGCACTTCATTGTCTAAATATGTAACTAAAGAAGTAACGCTTGCAAATCCAGCAACAACGGTAGAAATCAGACTCACTGCAAACATGGCAGAGCAAGATGATGTCCAGGTTTACTACAAGGTAAAACCTGTAAATTCTCAATTGGTATTTGATGACATTGAGTGGGTCGCAATTAATGGCAGTGGTTTACCTGATACAGAAGTTATTCCTTCTAACGAAGCAGCAATTTCTGGATTGTTTGAATCACAGTCTTCATATAAAGAGCATAAGTATAGTGTTTCTAATTTAAATGAATTTGCATCGTTTGCTGTGAAGATTGTTATGAAGTCTTCTAATCCTTGTTACATTCCAAAGATTCAAGACGCGAGAATTGTAGCGGCATACTAATGAATAAATTTTCAAAGGTAGAGGGGCATGATGACCTCTACCGTGATAACACTACTGGTGCCATAATAAATACAGATAAAAGTTTATTTGAAAATAGTAAAAGATCTACATCTGCCTCAGGGATTATTAAAAACCTTCAGTCAGATGTAGAAACTTTGAAAGGCGAATTGTCTGAAATTAAACATCTTCTACGAGAAATAGCTGGTAAGTAATGGCACTAAGAAACGTCCCCAAAAGTTATACCTTTGACCAACAACGTCAGGAGATTAACTCTCTCGCTGGTGATGTGGGTGATATCACCCAACTTGCTAGTGGTTTACCCAGTGTTGTTGCTGCCATCAACCAGTTGCAAGCTGGGTCAGCAGATGGTGGTGAATTACTAAGCGGTCCTGCAGCACCTACAGCAGGTGATGGTGCTAATGGAGATTTCTGGTTAGATACTTCTACTAACGACCTTTATGGTCCCAAGGAAAGTGGTGTTTGGCCAACAACCACTATTTCTTTCTCTGAGCAAATTCTTTCTGGTGTCGTAGCACCTCTCAGCACATTAGGTAAAGTAAACGATTATTACTTTGATAGTGTTAAGAAAGAATTATATGGTCCTAAGACTTCATCTGGTTGGGGCACACCAACACCTCTTGGTGAGGCAGACTATCAGAATGTCTTATATGTAAAACCGAATGGCAGCGACAGTAATACTGGCGCAAGTCCATCAAAAGCATTCCAAACAATCAAAGCAGCAGCGAAAGCGGCAGCTGCTACAGATGGTAATACTACTATTCGTGTTGCTACTGGTAAGTATTATGAAGATAACCCCATTTATCTTCCTAACGGCACATCTATTGTTGGCGACAACTTAAGAGAAACAATCGTTATCCCCCAGAATGAAGGTAGAGACCTCTTCTGGATTACATCTGGTTGCTATGTCAACTACATGGTGTTTGAGGATAACTTCACTGGTGGTCTAGGTTATCTTGAGACAGAGCAAGTAGATAATCGCACTCTATCTGCTGTCGATACACAATTTAGAGTATTGGAGGGTCATACCCTCACAGAATTAGATGATGTTTATGGTGACAGTGGCAATATCATTGAGTTTAAGAAAACTGATTTGATTGCGTCTGCTATTGCAGATATGTTGACGCAATTCCCAGCATTAACTAATAATCCAGACTACGACCAAACAACTTGCGAAAGAGACCTAGGTCTGATTGCTGATGCTATCATTGCTGACCTCAGAGCAGGTGGTAATGTTAAGTCTATTCAGGCGGGTCTTTCTTACAGGACTCCAAGTGCCACAAATACATACACCCCAACAAATGCGACATATGACCCAGCAACTGGAGTAGCAGTATTAACTATTCCTAATCATGGTTTGACTAATGGTGATTTTATTAAATTTGCACCAGAAAGTTTAGTATTTACATGTGCTACTGACAATAATCAGTCTCAACATGCTTATCCTCGTGTTGGTGATGGAAACTATAATGCATTCATGGAGATTACTGCTTCAGATGCAACTACTATTACTGTAAATGCTGGTGTTTCTTCTGACACATCAGCACACACATTTGTTTCTGCCGACGACGGCGCGGTTATTACTCAGGAAACAATTTATGGTGGAGAATTAATTTCTGAGATTGATGGAGAAGAGATTGAGCAAATTTACGCAATCGAGAGATTGTCATATCATGCTCAGCAAGAAATTCTAAACAACCCATCTTCTGACCCAGGTTGGACATATCCTGTAATCACACAGGATACTGCTGGATATCCAAACTGCGCTAGAGCACAAGCATTCATTGCTACAGCAGAATCAATTATCACCTCAATCATGCAGGGCGGTGATGTCCCTCAATATTATGTTGGTCCTGGTTTCATTCTTATTGACCAAGAGTGGATGCAAGTCCTAGACTTCAATACCACTACCAATACGTTTATTGTAACTAGAGGTGTCAATGACCCAATTACTGGTGAAGCAACTGTTGCTGACAAGCATATCACTGGTGCATTTGTTTCACAAAGTGGATTTACTTGGCGATATGCTGTTGCATATCCAGAGCAAAGTGGTTATCAAGGTAAAGGTAGAGTAAATCTCCAAGCAAACAATACAGTAGTAACTGCTAGTGTCAACACTAAATTCACTGAAGAATTGCAGGTTGGGTGGAGTATTAAAGTAAATGGCAATGACTATAAGATTGCAAGTATCGATAGTGACACCCAATTAACATTAGTTGACCCAGTGCCAGTTGGACAGGATGCAACTCTTGATATCTGGTATGTCATTCCACCAAAAGAAAGAATTTTCTTATCACCTTATACACAAAACTGCTCATGTATCTCTAAGTTAGGCAAGGCAGTATATGATACTAATGCTGGAGAATATGATGCGTCTAAGACAAGAGCAGGTGGTTTGTTTGCTGATGGTAATCAGCTCGATGGCAACAGCCCTCTTGAGTCTATGGTTGTGGATGCATTCACTCAAATCGTATTTGGGTCAATTGGTTTCCATCTAAAGAATGATGCATATGCTCAGTTAGTTTCCGTTTTCCAAGTCTTTGAGTCTGTCGGCGTCCTTGCAGAATCTGGTGGTTATGCATCTATCACTAACTCTGCTACCAACTTTGGTAATGAAGGTCTTAAGGCGGTAGGTTTCTCCGACAATGTATTACCTATCTTCTCTGGTGGGCAAGTATCTCGGGTCCAGAATATTACTAAGACGGATATTAATACTGCTCCTAGTGATATTGTTGGCACAGAGTTTACATCAGAATCTGGTGGCACTGCAACTAGAGTAACGATTGAGGTTTCTATTGTTGATATTGGTAAATTTGAAAGAGGTCAAACAGTTACTATTAATGGTCACGTTTCAAACCTCAACATCAATGGTAGTGGAAAAGTTATTGATACTGTAGATTTTCAAAATAACAAAATTAGTATCATTGAGCAAACTGCGTTTGATGCAGTTAATTTTACAGCAGGTGGCACTACTGGTGATATTGAAATTGCCACAGGATCTGTTTTCACAAAAATCAACGTAACAGGTTATCAGGCACCACCTATTCCAAACTATGTTTTAAAGATTCCTGGTCTGGGTCTAGACCCAACAGGGAATGAGCAGGTAGTTGGTGAGGTATTGTCATATGATGCTGGAAACTTTACGGAGTTTACTACCAACTTCCCGTTAACAGATGCACAAATTGCTAACATTGCAAATAATTCATCTGCTCAATTGTTTGCACCATCTACGGTAAACAGTTCTTCTCATACATTTGAGTATGTTGGCACTGGCATCAACTATACTGCATTCCCACAGAATGGTGGTATTACTGACCCAGCAAAACAAAATGTAGAGGTCAACTCTGGTAAGACTTATGTCAGTGCTACAGACCAGAGTGGTAACTTCAGTGTTGGTCCTTTCTTCAATGTAAACCTCAGAAGTGGTAAGGTTACATTTAATGGGTCTGTTGCTCTTGGTGTCCTTGATTCTCTACAACTTAAAGGGTCCCCTGGTGTCCCAATCTTTGAATTCTCTCCAGACAATGAATTGGGTGGTGCGGTAAACGCAGCAGACACTGTGTTGCCTACACAAAAAGCAGTTAGAGATTATATCAATAAGACTTCTGTCTTAGGAAATTTCATTGGTCTTAATAAAGGCACATCAAGTATTCCTGGTCTTATTGTCCAGTTAGATGCTAGTGGTAAAATTGATTCCTCTCAAATTCCACAAACATCAACTTTTGTTGTCTATACAGTAGAAACAGAAGCAGAGCGTTTGCAGCAATATATTCCTATTGCTACAAAAACTATTGTATCTAATACAATCACGACAATCACTCTTGATAGTGTTGCTAACTTAACTGATGGTTTATTACTACAGGGCAACAACATTCCAGCAAACTGCAGAATTGCCATTGGTGGTATTGATGTAGTTAATAAAGTTATTACCGTTGACCAAAATCTACCAACACTAACTGCTGGAGATACTATTGGTTTCATTGGTGATGCTCTGAAAGCTGGTGATATTGTTATTCAGAAAAATGAGGCAGATGGTGACCCACTGACTCTTTTACAAACTTGGATTCTAACTGCGTTACCAGGCACAGATGCAAATAACTGGGAGTTAATTGCTCTAAACCAATTAGATGCAGCTGCTATTGTATCTGGTATTATCTCTCCATCCAGACTTGGTAGTGGTGTTGCTAACGACGACACTTATTTAAATGGTCTCAATAAATTTACACCTGTTGTAAAAGGTATTCAACCTCCAAGCGGATCTGCTATTACAGTTGGTGGCACAGCAGAAATTATTAAAAAGACTGGCACAGCAATAGATGTTTCATCTATTACATGGGTATCAGATGAAATTACTGTAACTACAGCCACTACACATTTACTAACAACTGGTGATTACGTTGAAATCGAGTCAGTAGTTCCTGATACATTCAATAGCACTTATCAAGTAACGGTAACATCGACCACTGAGTTTACTGCTAGTAGAATTGGCAATCCAGGTAGTTATCTTTCTGGAGGCACCGTAACATCTGGTGTATTGAATGAAAGTGGATTCGTTGAATTAGATGTAAATGCTGCCGAATATAGCGCAGGACAATCAAGTGGGTCTAGTAGTTTAGGTGTTGCGAGATATCTTTACGATAGATTTACACTTGACACTCAAAATGTAGTTGATATTCGTGACAAAGGTATTACACTAGGTAAACTTCAAAACATCAACCCAAAAACACTTCTTGGTAATGCTGGTGCTTTACCAGCAAACCCAGAGGAAATTGAAATCGGTATTGGTGTTGCTGGTGTAACAACTTTCCAATTCAGTGAAGTAAATAATCGCTACAACGTATTTGATGAAGGCACTAGTCAAGATTTAGGAGATAGACCAGATTTACAATTGGTGCCTGGTAAAGAGTATGTTTTCAGACTAGCAGTTCCCAATCATCCACTTAATATCGTAACATCACCTGGCACAGTAGGTGCTAATTTGTATAGTAATGGAGTGCTTGGTAATGGCACTACTAACGGCATTCTAAGATTTACAGTCCCTCAGGATGCACCTCCATATTTGTATTATCAGTCAGGTAATGATGTAAATAATTTTGGCACAATTAAGGTTGTCAAAATTCCTGACAATCTAGAAGTTGTAGATAGCACTACTGCAAATGCAATTGTTGTTGATAGTTTTGGTGTCAATGCTGTGAATACAGCGAAGTATTTGATTCAAATGAAGAATACTTATAATAACTACATTCATTCTACTGAGTTATTAGTGTTGCAAGATGGCACTGACGCATATCTATCAGAATATTCAACCATTATCAATGATAGACCTCTCGGTAGTTTTAGTGTTGCTATCAATAGCGGCAATCTAGAATTAATTTACACGCCTGCCCAAACGGGGACTGACTATTTCAATAGACTAATCATTCAGAAGAATTATGTGCTATAATAAATAGTCACACGTTGTCATTAAACACTATGGATACTGTCGCACTGAAAGAAAATTTTCAAAATCAACTAAAAGAAATTGATGAGAAAATTGAGCAAATTCAAGGAGAATTACTAAAAGCCAAAGAATATAAAACTAAACTTCTTGGCGGTTTAGAAACTTTAGAATTGCTTTCTTCACAAGAAACTTTAGAGCCACCAATTCCCGATTCATATGTCCCTCCTGTAGAGGAAGGCACAAATGGCACAACGGTGACTAAGAAAGACGGCACCACCGAAAGAGTGGAGTTGGTAAAAGGTAATTGATATAGAAACCCTTCTTATAAATACATAAGAAGGGTTTTTTTGTGTCCGATGGCAGCTATACCAATTAATTTGATTGTTGAGCAAAAAGCAGATTTTGAAGCTACATTTACTATTTCTGGCTCCAACAATGTTGCCATCGATTTGACCAACTATTCTGCTGCAGCAGTAATCAAGAAAAATTATTCATCTTCTACATCAACCAATTTTGGTATTGTTTTTCTTGACAGGACTGCAGGTAAACTCAAACTAACAATGAATGCTTTCAATACTTCTTTGTTGAAGGAAGGAAGATATGTTTATGACATTGTAATTACTTCAAATTCTGGTGTAAAAACTAGAGTGGTCGAAGGACAAGTAACCGTAACACCAGGAGTAACTTGATGGCGGAAGAATATAAAGTATCATTGTCATATGACAATGCTATTAATGTTAGTTTGGATTCTCAACTGAATAACAAAGTAGACTCAAATTTCGACATCTCAACAACGCAACTCGTGGCACAAACTGTAGAAGATTTAGGCAATGTAGATACATCTGCATTAGACAAACAAGGCACCACAACAGACAAATATGTTTTGGTTTGGGACGCATCTCAACAAAAATATGCTTTTGTCAATCCTGATGCTGTGTTATCTGCTGCAGCAGATTCAACCACAACAATTCAACCTGGATTGCCACAAGACTTTATTGATAAGTTGGATGATGATTTAGACAACTTGATTGATGTGGACGCTGGTTCTTTCTGATGCTAAATAATAGAAGAAATCGTATCTTTAGGGAAAAATAAATGGCGGCACCAACGATTAAGTTTAAGAGGGGCTCGCAAGCAAACTTGCCCGCTCTTGCTGCAGGTGAGCCCGCTTTCGTTAATGATGAATACAATTTATATCTTGGTCTTGATGGCACCTCTGGCAATAATAAGTTTTTAGGCTCTGCCCGCTATTGGGTTAAAGAGACGGCAACAACTGGACATGCAGTCAAACTCTATTCACGCACTGATGGTAGTGGTGGTGGTAGCGTAAGTATTGCAGCGCCAGATGTTACTACAAACTATACTTTAACTCTACCAACCAGCACAGGAAGTGCTAATGAGTTTTTGAAAACTGATGGAAGTGGAAATTTAAGTTTTGCTGCTATTCCATCTGGGTCCTTTACTATTTCTGATGGCACTGCCACTGATAACTTTACTACTGGAGAGGTATTAACCTTTGAGGGTGGTGAAGGTATTGATACTGCAGTCACCAACAATAAAGTTACTATCAGTGGTGAAGATGCTACTAGTAGTAATAAAGGTATCGCATCTTTCGACGCAACTGATTTTACGGTAGCGTCTGGCGCAGTAACACTCAATGCAGAAAGGGTAGAAGACATCGCAGGTGCGATGGTCACTGGAAATACTCAAACTGGTATTACAGTTGCATATGATGATGCGACTGGCAAGATTAATTTTACGGTTGGATTAACTCTTGGCACTAACACTAGTGGTAATTACGTTGAGGACGTATCTGCAGGTGAAGGTCTTGTCAAGACTTCTTCTGCTTCTGAAGGACAGACAGTTGACTTAGCATTAAAAAATGCTGCTAACTTAACGAATGCAACTGTCCTTGCTTGGGATGATACCAACACTCAATTGACTAATGCTCCTATCACTTATAGTGGTAGCGATGTCACTCTTGGTGGAGACTTGACTGTATCTGGTAATGATATTAAATCTTCATCTGCTACAGTATTTACTTTATCAGGAGCTAATGTTACTGCTGCTGGTAATGTTGTTGTTAATGGTAATTTGACAGTCGCTGGTAGCACCACTACCGTTAGCACAACAAACGTTGTTGTTGATGATGCTGTCATGGAAATCGGCACCGTTAATGGTGGCGCTCCTGCCAGTGCGACAACTGGTGACCGTGGTTTCAGATTCCATTATCATGATGGCAGTGCTGCTAAGACATCATCTGCTTTCTGGGATGGAAACACTGGTTTTGTTTTTGTTGCTGACGCGGCTGAAGCATCTGGTCCTCAACTATCTGGGTCACTTGCTAATGTCCAAGTTGGTGGTCTATGGATGGGTGATTTCGGCACACCAACCAACCAAGTCTTACAAAATAACAGTGGCACATTTGAGTTGGTAAATACACTAGTCGATGGCGGTACATTCTGATATAGGAGAAAATTATGAATGATGTGGAAATTGATTATTCTTCATTAGTCCAAGTCTACCAGAAAAGAATGGCAGACTTAATACATCAAAATATCTTACTTGAGACCAGAGGCAATCTTTTAGCACAGAAAGTAAATTCCTTACAGGAGCAAATTACTCAGTTAGAAGAAAAGAAGCCCTCGGGTACTAGAAAGAAGCAAGCAGTACATACTGCCCAAGAAGACTTTACATAAAGTCACCTCACGCTAAATAGCACTATTTGAGAGGAGCCATATGGCATCACCTAAGATTAAAATTAAACGTACTGCTGTAGCTGGGCGCGTGCCTACTACATCGCAGATTGACTTAGGTGAATTAGCGATTAATACCACAGACGGTAAGCTATTCCTAAAACGTTCATTAAATAGTGTTGAATCAATCATCGATGTTGGAGGAGCTTCGTCTCCTGGTGGCAGCAACGGTGAGTTTCAATTCAACGATAATGGCACCCTTGGTGCAGTCCCAAATCTCAAATGGGATGGCACTGATGTTATTGTAGACCATCTAAGATTAGAAGGTCCACTTTACGCTGATGGTAGTCCTGGAGCTGGCGGTAATCAACCAACCGTTCTTGCTTCTACTGGTGTTGGTGTGGAATGGATTCCATTCCCAGACTTACTATTATTTCCAGTTGGCGACTACAATGATGGTGCTGACCCCCTCGACCCATTAGCAGATACAGTAGATGCTTTTGGTGTCTCAACCATTCCTTCGTGGGATATGATGCAACCAGTGGGAAGGATTTACACTGTTGATTTAGGATCAGTATAGGTATTAATCGATGGCAACTCAAGTACAGTTTAGAAGGGGCACAGAGACCCAGAATAATAATTTCACTGGAGTAGAAGGTGAGTTATCAGTAAATCTTACTGCTCTAGCTTTAAGGTTGCATGACGGCACTACCGCTGGTGGTTATGAAATTGCAAGGGCGGATATGTCCAATGCAGTGTTTGCAAACACTGTTTTACCAGACACAGATAACTCCAAAGATTTAGGAGCATCTGGCACTAGGTTTGCAAACGTATATGCGACTACATTCAATGGAGCGTTGTCTGGCAATGCAACTACTGCCACTACTTTAGAAACTGCTAGAAATATTAATGGCATTTCTTTCGACGGTAGTCAAGACATCACCATTGAAGCATCCATCGATAAAACTCTTTTCATCAGTGAAGGTCTAGAAGACTCTGGTGGATTGACACAGTTTGATGGTGGCACAGATGTAACTTTAAGATTAAAAAATTCTCCAAATTTTACTGATACAAACTTGCTCAAGTGGGACAATACAAATGAGCAATTTGTAGATTCTTCTATTACTGATAATGGCACCACGGTAACTATCAATGGCAACTTAAATGTTACTGGGTCTACCACTACTATTAATACGACAAATTTAGAGGTCACTGACAAGCTCATTATTATTGGTGATGGTGCTACAGATACTACCGCTGCTGATGGTGCGGGATTTAACATCGGCACTTCTGGCGTATCTCTAACATACGACTTAGCAAATACTTCTTGGACATCATCTGAGAGTTGGAATCTTAATACTGGCAAGACTTACAAGATTGCGGGGACCACAGTTATTGGGTCTACTTCTCTTGGCAGTGGCATTGTTTCATCTTCCCTAACTTCTGTTGGCACTCTATCATCTTTGGATGTTTCTGGTGCTACTACGTTAACTTCATTGAATGTATCTGGCAATTCTACATTCCAATCTAATGTATATCTTGGTGATAGTGATGTATTACACTTTGGTGCTTCTGGTGATTTGCAGATTTATCACAGTGGTACTACATCCAACATCAAAGAAAATGGAACTGGCAATCTAAATGTATGGGGAGACGAGATTGTATTTTGGAATTCTGCTGGCACTGAAGTCAAAGCGGGTTTCGTCACAGATGGTAAAGTAGACCTTTACTATAATAATTCTAAGAAATTTGAAACCACAATAGATGGTGTAGAAATTTCTGGAGATCTTTATGTAAAAGATACTATCAGAAAAGATGGCACTGATTTAGGTTTAGTTGAGGATGCTATTGTCAAACTGAATCAAACGGGTGGAAATGGTTATAATTTTGATGAGTGGTCTTACACTACTTATTCTGCATGTGAATATTCTGTTTCTTGTGTAAACCCAACTGCTGGAGAGCAGCAGTTTGCAAGATTTATTATTATGGCAACTTCTGGTGGTAATAGATACATGACAGAATATGCTGGTCTTTCTACTGATAGTGCCAATGATTTATTTACCTTGGGGACGGCATCTAATAGTGGAAACATTAGATTGATGGTGACACCATCTATCACTAATAGTGACAATGATTTCAGAATCAAAGTCACTAGATACTACAGATAAATATTAAGCAAACAATTAAACGGGGAGAGTGAACCGTGGCAATTTACAATAAGGAATTTTCAGTAAAAAACGGATTAGTTGTTGAGAATAACAACTCCGTAAAACTCAGCACAAGCACAGGCGTATTGCGCTATGTGTCAATCAAGGCACCAACATCTTTAACGGGAGACTATACACTAACATTTCCTGGTGACGATGGAGCAGCAGACGAAATGCTCATCACTGATGGTAGCGGAAACCTTTCTTGGGGAAAGGTCAATACCATCAACATGTTTCCAAACTCGGTAACACCAGTTGTTCTTGAAGACACTGGTGACTTTACCATGAATAGTTTGTTGGCAACAAAAGTGTCTTCGCCAGCAGATATGGTCTTAGACCCAAACAACGATGATGGAGTCACTGGTGTTGTCGAAATTAAAGGTGACTTGGTTGTTAGAGGTAGTAATAACATCGCAGCTGGTGCAAGTTTTGCTGTAGAAACACAAGATTTTACTGCACAAGTTGCAGGTAGATATTTGGTTGACACTGCCACCAATTCATCTGATATTACTGTTACGTTACCAGTCTCACCAAATATCGGAAATACTATTACATTTGCCGATATGAAAAACAGTTGGGATGCTTTTAACGTCATCTTAGATGCTGGTACGGGAAAGACTTTCCAAGATAAAACAGGAGACATTGATAGTCCCTATATCTTAGATGTAACTGGCGTTGACGTAATGATTGTATGGACTGGAGACTTCTGGAAAGTATACGCCGCATGAGGTGATAATTATTATAAATACTTTTGACAATATAAATACTTGTGAATTCAACGTCCATGATGGGGTTTAAATGGCACTATATTTAAGTGAATCTGGAAGTTCATCTGCTGGCGGCAGTGGGGGAATGTATTCCTTTTTCAACCAATCCAACCGATTTAACTTCCATGCTCTCGCAAGAGATGCTGATGGAATGCTTCACTACACAAAAACAAATACTTCAGATAATGAAGTCATCGATGTTTACAATGTAGATGGCACTCAGCAAATTGATTTTATGGATGCCTTCAACAATGTTGTTGAAGTTGGTGCTGTTAAATCCATCCAATTAACTTCTGGTGGCATCCCAGTCGAGGATGATGCAGGTGTTACTTATACAGTAACTGGTTTAATTGGAAATGGAGATGGTGAAGGAGAAATGAATCAACGAGCTGGCACAGGTTTAAATCTTCTACTCACAAGAGATTCCAAAGGTTTGATTAGTCAGGTTGAGATTCATAGTGCAGGAGCATTCTTCTCTCCAGGTGAAACAGTCACAGTCGCTTCCTCATTTATTAATGATGTGACAGACTTAACCCTTAAGGTTACTGATATCGTTAAAGTATACAGTAACGATGAGAACAATGATAAATATCAACAGTATAAGTTTGAAGCAAGAAAGATAACTTATTTCATCGACGATGAGGGTTATTTCGTTGCCAGATTTGGTACTTACGACTACACCGTAGGACCAAAGTAATCGCCAGAGTTGGCACAAACGTCTTTTTATTCACCACGGACACAATAAGGAAAGTATAAAAAATGGCTGATTTCAGATTAGGTAGACTAAAATTCAACTGGAGAGGTGCATGGGCTGCATCAACTGCCTATGTTATTGACGACATCGTTTCCTTTAAAGGGAATACTTACGTTTGTGTCGTTAACCACACCTCTGCCTCTGATGAGACTTCATGGGCAACGACCGATTTAAACATCGGCACTCCACGTTGGCAACTACACACCCCAGGTGTTAGATACATGGGTGCTTGGACAGCAAGCACTTTCTATGCAGTTAACGATATCGTTAGCTATGGTGCAAATCAATATCTTTGCACAACAGACCACACAGCAGATGCCTCAGAGCAAAACTTCTACACCAACGACTTATCAAACTGGAGTCTCTACACAGAGAGCACCACATATAAAGGTCTCTGGTCTGCTGGTGTATGGTATAAGGCGAATGATATCGCTAAGTATGGTAACACTCTTTATATCGTCACCACTCCACACCTATCAAGCGTTGTATTTGATGCAACCAAATTTGGTGTATATCTAGAGTCATTCAACTTTGAAAACACCTGGGGAGTTGGCACTGAGTATCAACCTGGCGATGTTGTAACTTATGGTGGTTACTCATACATCTCACAAACCATTAACACAGGTCTACAACCTAATCTAAATGATTCTGATTGGAAAATCCTAACCACAGGATTTACAGTACAAGGTGAATATGATGCTAGCGTCGTATACGTCCCTGGTGATGTTGTCCAGTTTGGTGGTAACACTTTCGTAAGAGAAGTTTCAGGTAATGCTGGTGAAGCACCTGTCCCCACAACCGACGCACAAGGCAATGTTTCTTATAGTGGTTGGAATCTAGTAACAGAAGGTCTATCATTCAAGTCTAACTGGGCTTCTTCTTCTACATATCAGATTCATGATGTTGTTAAGAAGGGCACTGGTAGCTATGTTTGTTTGACTGCAAACAACCTAAACATTGACCCAGAGACCGACAACGGCACCAACTGGCAAGCATTGTCACAGGGTGAGTCTACTCTATCACTTGCACTTCCTGGTGACATCCTAATCCGCAACTCAAACGCTAATGTCCCTCTTGCTATCGGCAATGAAGGCGATATTCTAACTGTTGCTGACACTGGTCTTCCTGCATGGGAAAGAAACAACTGGTGTGCTAACGTTTACTATGTTGCAACTGACGGCACCGACGACCCAGACTTCGGTAAGAATATCTCTAAGCCTTGGAGAACACTACGCTATGCTCTTACACAAACTGCAAACCAAGGCACATCAGATAACATTGTAACTATCTTTGTTAAGTCTGGTGCATATGAAGAGCAACTACCTCTCCAAACAACACCATTCACTTCTATTGTTGGTGATAACCTCCGTGCTACTGTCATCAAACCAGACCCCAATACTCAGTCTACTGACAGTGTGCCTGTAGAGAATAGATTCTCTACCATGTTTATTCTATCAGAGGCAGTTACTCTGAAAGATCTTGTCATGAATGGCATGGAAGGTTTCGAGCCTGCAGCAGGCTCAAACAATGCTTGGGACGTTACTCAAGCAACTGTCCGTGGTGTCTTCTTGAGACTAGACCCCAATACTCCAATTACAACCAAGTCTCCTTATATCACACAGTGCTCTGCATTCTCTGGACGCCCTCAAAGTGCAGACCTCTATAGTGGTGGTGGTCTTGGTGCTCTCATTGACAAGAGCATCTATGGCAGCACAACCTCCAACGGCTCTATGCTGTTTGACTCCTTCACTCAATTCCATGACAATGGTGTAGGTTTCTGGTGTAAGGACCTAGGAAACGCTGAAATCGTTTCTTCCTTCACATACTATTGTGCGATTGGTTACACTTGCACAGGTGGTGGTAGAATCCGCTCTCTTGCTGGTAATAACTCTTATGGTCAGTATGGTGCTGTTTCTTCAGGCACTGACGCTAATGAGACACCTCTAACAGGTACTATCAGAGGTCAGAGACTAGACTTTGGTTATGATGAAAATAGTGCTAAGTTTAAGAAACTTGAGCAGGTAGTCCAAGGTACTGCAGATACTATTGACCAGAATACACCTGGATCTGGCACTACACTTATTAGTGAAGCAAACCAGACATATACTGCAGTCGCGACCACCTCTAGTGGTACAGGCACTGGAGCAACCTTTACGGTTGTCAGAGATGGCAATGGTGCAGTGACATCTGTTACTCCTGTAAGTAGAGGCACAGGATATGCTATTAGTGAGGTCGTCACTATTGATGGTGCGCTCATCGGTGGTTCTAGCACTACCGACGATATCCTCATCCAAGTAGACACAGTTATCGACGACTTTGCTACTACAAATGATAACTATGCTCTTGCATTGGTCCTTTACACTCAAGAGTCTGGTGAAGATGGAAGCGGTGAAGATTATCTACTAATCGAGCCTATTACGGGTCTATTCACTGATGGCAAACCAATCAAGGGTATTTCTTCTGCTGAAGTTGTCGGATCTGGTGCAACAGGTAATACAGCATCTGCTAACGCTCTCGGTGGTATCAAAGGTAAAATCTTTACTCTAACTGGTCTACCTGTAGACAGCAACAATGATGCTATTCTACCAAAACCAACAGGTTCTACTGCTTTCTTAGGTGCTCCTGCTGATACTGGTTACTACGTTATTCAAAACGTTACTGACCCAGATACAGCACAGACTCTAACTCTATCAACTCTACGTCAAAGAGATGTCCCTGGTACTGCTCCAGTTGGAGTTGAAATTGATACAATCTCTTATGCAAATAATACCGTAACAATCAATACTTCTGCAGCACACGGTCTATCGACTGGTGATGAAGTGGTTGTCGTTATTGCAAACGCAGTTTATCAACCATATGGTAGCTCACCATTTGAAAGAGAGACGGTCTCCATTACAAGTGGCACTGAATTTACTTACACCAAGACAGGTCTCAATGACATCAGTCCTGCGATTGTCCTTGGTGGGTCTAAAGTTTATCTACAAAATACCAGCGGTGGTTCTACAAAAGCACTCCACCCAGGTGGTAGCTCAATCGACCTCTACAATGTCTCCAACCAGACAACTAGACTAGACCGAGCAGGCACCCAGGAGTTGGATACAACTACAACTGCAATTACTTTCCAAGATACTGCTATCTTGTCTTCAATGACAGCAGGTTCAAACAACTTCATCATGCTTGGCAATGAGTTGATGGAAATCACTCAAGTCAACGCTGGATTGGGTGTAGATGTTGTTAGAGGTTCTGAAGGCACATCAGCAGCAACTCACGCTGACGGTAGCGTAGTTTACTATGTAACCAAGTCTGCAGGTGCAACTACAACTCGTAGTGACATCGATACCTCAGTAACTACGGTCCCTGTCTTCTCTATCAGCAACTTCGATGCAGAAGATGTTGTTAAGATTGGCAATGAATTCTTCCGCGTTACTTCTGTCAACTCCACGTTAGTTGGTCAGGCGACTATTACATTCTCTCAACCTAAGACTCTTGCAGGTGCAGCGGGTCAGGCATTTGAAATTAGAATGAATTATTCTCAGGTCAGACTAACTGGTCACGACTTCCTACTTGTCGGCACGGGTAATAAAGAGCAGACCAATTGGCCTGATGCTCCTCTACAAGATGCTAACCAAGAGAATGAAGTTAAAGAAGACTTCCCAGGTCGTGTTTATTATGTTTCCACTGACCAAGATGGTAACTTCCGAGTTGGCACCTTCTTCCGTGTTGAGCAGGCAACTGGTGCTGCTACACTAGATGCTAACGCATTCGACCTAAGTGGTCTTGCTTCACTACGACTAGGCACCATTGGTGCTCAGTTGGGTGCCGCAATTAACGAATTCTCCACTGACACCACTCTTGGCGGAGACTTCTCCAGAGACAGTGCATGTCCTACTCAGTTGGCAGTTAAGACATATGTTGATGGTCAAACAGGTGGAGGTCTTTCCAGAGAAGCGATTACCCTCGGTGTTTCTTCTCTATCCTCTAGTGGTACAACTGCTACGGTAACTACATTCACACCAAACAATGTATTCCAAGGTGACGAAGTTGTTGTCGAAGGTGCAGACCAGGCAAATTATAACGGTAGATTCACTGTAACAAGCATCGACCTTGCGAATAATTCCTTCACATATAGCATGAGCGGCACCGCTGCTGGCACTGCAACTGGAGCATTCACAGTCCGTAGAGTCCAGAGAATGGCCGATGAATTAGACATTCAAGGCAATCTCAAGGTAAGACCTACCTGGGATAATTCTCAGGAAGTCTTCAACAGTATCCATATCGATATCACTGATACTAACTCACAGGTTACATCAAATATCATCGAAGCAAAGGTTGATGGCGCAAGCAAGTTTAATGTTGACAAAGATGGTAACGTTACTGCAGCAGGTGACCTCACCGTTGCAGGCACAACCACCACAGTTAACTCCACAAACTTGAGCATCTCTGACAAAGAAATTATCCTTGCTAATGGTGCTACTGACGCTGCAGCTTCTAATGGAGCGGGTATCAAACTAGGCACCACGTCTATTGGTTTCTTATACAACGATAACAGCGGTGTTAACCCACGTTGGGACTTGACAGGCGGTTTGAATGTATCTGGCACTCAGGGTATTTACATTGCTGGCACCTCTGCTCTAAGCAGCACTACTCTCGGCACTGGTATTGTTAACTCCTCCCTAACAAGTCTTGGCACTCTAACAGGGTTAGCAGTTGAAGGTCTATCGGCACTCAGAACTGTCAGTGAAGATATTGTTGCTCTAAACTCTGCAACTGGTCTTGTAACTCATGATTATTCCGAATCTTCCATCTTCTATCATACTGCTATCGCTGGAAACTTCACAGTCAACTTGACTAACGTCCCAACGACATCTGAAAAAGCATATTCAATTGCTCTAATCTTGAATCAAGGTGCAACTGGTTATCTTCCTAACGCATTCTCAATTGATAGTGGATCTCCTATCACTATTAACTGGTCTAACGGTGCAGTCCCAGTACCTAATGCAAGTAAGATTGACATCGTAGCATTCTCGATTGTCAATATCTCTGGCACATATGTCGTATACGGTCAGCTATCTTCCTTCGGTTGATAGCGACCGTTATAAATAATTTCAATAACGGAGTCGGTTAAAAATGCCTTTTTTTGGTGGTTTCGCGCAAGCAAGAAATTTTGGTAAAGGTGGTGCTGGTAAACCACCAGGATTTAACAGTCCAGCAGGTTCTTTAGGATCTATTAGAGGTGGTGATGGCAACCCAGCTGATTTGTTATCAGCAGCTGCCTCTACTGGTCCTGGTGACCCTCCTATTCAAGGATACTCACTTATCAGTGGCAGTATGCCCCCTGGTCTAGTATTTAATACTAGCACAGCAGCTATTACTGGCACACCTAGCTCAGTATCTTCTGACACGGTTTATAATTTTACTGTTAGAGCAACCTCATCAGCAGGTTATATTGATAGAGCGTTTAGTATTACTATTCGCCTACCAATTATCGTTTCTTTTACAACCAACGGTGCTTTCACTTGGAATGTCCCAACTGGTGTTGCTAGTGTTGATGTTGTTGTCGTTGGCGGCGGCGGATCTGGTGGAAACATCGGCGGCGGCGGTGGCGGTGGCGGCGATGCATACGCTGTAAATTATCCTGTAA